GAATTTTTTGAAATTCAAAAGGGAGGGGGTGACTTTTTAGATCAACTCACTAGAGTCGGAAGTCGACATGTATATACACATCAACTCTTGGCAAAGTCGGGTGTCAAGTCCCCAGGACACCCTCCCTTCTGAAACTCAAAAAAATCTTGGCTATGATCAATGGTGATCGTGACGTGTCCCAACTGTTCGAAGACATTTATCGGCAGATACGAATCAATCGCTACGACGAATATGAAGCAACACGTGAACCGTAAGAACTCGTGTGTTCGTGACGTGTTTGTGACGCCATACGTTCGTGAGAAACAGGAAACAAAACGGGAGCCCGTCATTTCGTTAGGTGATATGCAAATCCCGGACGATCTCACGGGAACCATCTTTGATAATATTGTGCGCGCACTCGAAACCAATCCGTGCGTGACAATGCCAAACACAAAGACATGCAAAGTGTTATTCATAGCGAGGGGTCGTAAAGTTGAGTGTTCAGTCTCCGAGTTTATCAGATACCTCTGGTTCGACTTTTTGACCACAAAACTATTCAAAGCGGTAAAAGTCGATCCAAGGGTGTTTGGGGGATTGGATGTGAATAATAGTGAACCGGCGTCACCTATTAGCGGATTATTCGCCTACCAGGCATATGTCGAATCGACATCCTGGTTCCGTGAAACTCGTGCGGGGCTTATAACCTTCTTTGGACACATGCCGATAGAAGAGCGTACGCTCCTCAAGAAGCGCATCGATTACACGTGTCCCTAGACGGCGTCCTCGGCCGCAATAGTACCGTATTCGAGGATCTCTTCGTCGGCAGGGACCGTCTCGGCGAGTCCCCCCTCGACCGTCTCGCCTGCCGCTGGCGAAAAACACTTGTCCTTTATCGCACCGGCCGTCTTGCAGACTGCCGTGCCAGTCACACCACCAGCCGCAACTTCGCCAATCTTCTGACCCTCCTCTTTGGAGATTTTACCTAGGTGATGCATTGTACAAGTTGTACATATTTTAAACGCCCGTCACCTTGAAGTAGGTCGGAGCGACGCCGGTCGATCCAAGACCGGCGTCACCACGCTCTGTCGTCGGCGGAGGCCCCTGAACCTCCACGACGTCAGCGTGTACGTACGCCTCCAGAACGAGCTGAGCGATACGGTACCCAGGCTTGATGTGGAAGGGTAGACGCATGTCGGTGTTGACAAGCACCACCTTGAGCTCACCTGTATAGTCAGAGTCGATGACGCCCGCCAGAGTGTCGAGGCCGTGCTTCACGGCCAGTCCAGAGCGAGGTGCAATACGACCATAACACCCGAGGGGAAGCTTGATGGCGATTCCGGTCGAGACAACCACACGGTGGCCCGGGAGAACCACGTATCCTTCGGCGCTGTGGAGATCGAGACCGGCGGCTCCGGGTGTGGAACGAACGGGGAGGATGGCATTATCAGTCAGACGGGTCACTTGAAGCGACATTACTATATGACAAGGGGTGTACGTTTTTAAGTGCGCGTCGCTCTCTCGCTTGACTTTTTAATCTCGGTCATGTGTAATATGAGCAAGACGTACCAGCTCCATGTTGACACGTCCACGACTTCCGCAAACACCGTGTACAAGTACGAGAACAATCCGTTCAACTGTTCGGTTCTGCTCGGCCAGACGCATCGTCGTCTCCGGTCGGTGACGCTCAAGAGCGCCGAGATTCCAATCGGCTACTATAACGTACGGGCGCCATACAATGTCTTTGCATACTCGACCGCAGAGGATGGCTCGTTAAGCGTCACGTTGACTCCAGGCAACTATACGTCGGCGTCCATCATCTCGTCTATCAACGCAGGTGTTGGTGGGACGCCACTCGCTCTCAACAGCGGCACGAACAAGGTGACATATACAAACTTGCTCAAGACAACCACCATTTTTGCACCGCCCCGATCGCTTGCATCCTTCCTCGGTTTCACGGATCAGCAGTTTGGTACGACCATTCTGGCGACCAACTCGTATAACGTAAACTTTGACAATTACATCTGCATCTACATCGAGAACCTGCGCGCCTCGTCCCTCGAGCCGAACGTGCCCATTACGTTCAAGATTCCAATCACGGTCAGCAACACGAACATCCAGACGTATTCAGCCGGAAACCAGTGGGAACAGAGGATTGATATTTACGACCCGAACATTCGTCTGGATCGTCTGAACATCAAGGTGCTCGATCGGTTCGGCGGTCTTTTGAATAACAACGGTATCGACTGGACTTTTACGATCGAAGTTGAATCGGACACGTAAAAGGCTCCCGCCCCACGTAAAAATAAAACTTGACCAAGAGTATGAGTCGCTCGATTGACGGCATTTTTACGACTGGCAAGAACCAGCCGCCGTTGACGGTCAGGCCTTTTGATTTCGGCACGGATGCCATCGAGCGCCAGCGCGTGTCTCTGGGTGTATCTCTCATCGATGCCGATTTCGAATATGGTCTTCAGGCGACAAAGTGGCAATCGTTTACCGAGGTTCGCAAGACGCCCAGTTTCTACGAGGTGCCAGGGTCGGACATCGTGACCGCGTCCGTCGTGACGGACACGGGAGTTCCGGCAACAATTACGGTGACAATGGGAACGCTCGGGTCTGCACAGGTGACTGGTCCGACGTCGGGTGGATCGCTCCAATCGTCACTGCCCATCACGTTCATATCCGGATCTCTCACGGGAACGGTTGCAAACAATCAGTTTGTTCTGGGTCTTGCGGCGTACATTCCAACCGGGCCTATATATATATCGTCATTTACATCCGCGGGGTGCACCCTCAACTTTCCGGTTCAGACCATCATAGCCATCCCAAATACAACACAGTTTACGACGGTCGGGCCAGTTCCGGCTGTTTCGACCCTCGCGGCACCGTCGGTCGTGTCTGTGTATGGTCTGGCCAACGATGCAAAGAACGCCGACCGTGCCGAAGGCTTTTTCCTCGTCACGTCGAGTACGCTGACTGCGTCCGTCGCCCAGTTTACATACGTGGGAAAGGGTTCTATCGCACAGGTGCCTTCGTCGACAATCAGCACAGCATTCAGCACAGTGCGCAAGGGTGGCGTGTACAACAACGGTGCCGCGCGTATTCAGGTGTCTGGTTTCCCGCTTCAGAAAAAGTATCCAACGGATACAGTCGTCGTTCAGACGTCGACGACACACGGTCTCGTACCGGGAACGCCAATCACGATCATCGGGTGGACCAACGGGTCGGGTGTGAATGGGAACTTTTTTGTCGATTCGGTCCCGAACGTCAGCGCGTTTACGTATACGCCAACCGGGTCGACCGACGTGCTTCTTACTGGGACGGGTGCGATTTACATTCAGCCATATTCGTCAATGACTCATCGTCCATTTGACGGTGGCGTGATCATCTCACCTGGTCAATCTTCACACGGGTCGAACATCGCTCGTCAGTCCAAGAAGGTGTTCCGGTACCAATCCGGTAAGGGTCTCCTGTGGTCGTCCGGTACACTGTTCTGTCCGAACAACGATATTGTTCGCATGACCGTGTCACAAACCATTACAACCATTTTGGGCACCGTGTGTGACGCGTCCCTGACGACTCGGAAACAATTCTATCTGACGAGTGCCGCCGGTTTTGCAATCGGACAAACGCTCACAAACACATCGGCACAAACTCTCGGATTTGATACACTTGCAAAGGGTCCCGTGACAATTACAGACATTTCGGGTACGCTCGTGACGCTGTCGTATGCATCACAGATTCAGGGCCTTCTTACTGGGCCTATAGGCACGGGGATCATTTTTGCGACGGCTCAGGCGTCCACGACGACAGTATCCCTTCCGATCGACGTCACGCCAACCACGTCAAAGACGTATGGCGTGTTTTCAACCCAGCCTATCACGCGCCCCGTGACAACTGCGACTGGTGCCGACACAATCGCATCCACGACGCGTACAATCGCCATGACGAACACGACGGGTCTGCTTGTGGGTCAGTCAGTCAGCAGTCTTGCGGCATACATTCCGGTGGGTGTCGTCACCATTCAGACCGTCACGGGTGGAAGCATCACCATTGCATACCAGGCTCAGATTGTTCCCGTGATTCCGACGTCGGCAGTCGTCACGGTCAACGCCAGCGTATTTGGTCCTAACCAATACTTGACACTCGGTGGATATTCTCTCGGTATTTTGTCAGGTGATTCCACAATTACAACCGTGACCCCGACGAGCATTACTCTGGTATATACTGCTCAGGCGGTGACGACACAGACACTCGTCACGTCGATCCAGGTTGCATGTGTTCCTGCTGGAAGCATCGTCACTGTCGTGACGGAGGTACCCCACGGTGCCGCTATGCTTGGTGCATTCGTGACGATCCGAGGTGTTTCGACGCCCGGATATAACGGAGACTATCAGATTGACTCGGTCGTCGAGTCGACGACGTTCACGTTTCGCACACTAACTTCTCAGCGCACAGCTTCACCGACGCTCAGTGATCAACCTCGTTTTATTATTTACTCGTGGCACGGTGCATCCGTTCGCGCAGGGTGTTTCGATGATCAGAACGGTCTGTTTTGGGAGTATGACGGCCAGACACTCTGGTGCGTCAAGCGATCGAGCACGTTTCAGTTGTCCGGTCTCGTGACGGTGAATGTGAACAGTCAGTTGTTGACCGGTGTTGCCGATTCGGGCATAGTAACTGCAATTATTTCAGCATCGACGCCCGCTGCTGATATCACGTTTGGTGAAACGACCGTGACGCTCACGGGCATCACGTTGTCGGGTGGCACGCTGTTTCGTGGGATGCAATGCGCATCGCTTACGAATGCCACTCAGCTTGGCGTCGTGTCTGTTCAGAGAGTTCTCAGCACCACATCGGCAATTGTCACGTTTCTGCCGTACATCGTCACGGCACAAAAGGCGCTGAGCACGACGACCAGTTCAGCCGGAATGGTTTCCACGTGCCCCATCGCGTATACGACGTACAACAGTTTCGTCAATGGCATGACAATCACAAACTTGGAGGGGTACATCACTGGTACCGTCACGTTGTCCCTCGTGACGAGCACGACGGCCCAGCTCAACTTTACGACCCAGGTTATCAACAATATTCCGGCTGGGTTTGTGATTACGACGTTCTCGCCCATTTTGGCGTCGACATCCCTCTCTGGACAGTTTATCAACGTCGGAACGCGGTTCCAGGATCAGGTTCGGGCCGGTGATCGTTTCGTGCTTCGCGGCATGACACACACCGTCACAAACATCATTTCACAGGGTGTTCTTACGTTCAACCCCCCGTACCGCGGGTCACAAAACATCACGGTCGGGACGAAGATTTGCAAGGTGAAGGAACAGCGTACACCTCAATCCCAGTTTAGCCGTGATACTATCGATGGCAGTGGGGCAAGCGGTTTTAATGCCGATATGACGAAGATGCAAATGATTGGACTCCAGTACACGTGGTACGGTGCCGGTTTCATAGATTTCATGATGCGTGGCGGTGATGGTAACTGGGTATATGCCCATCGATACAAGCAAAACAACGTGAATGACGAGGCGTACATGCGTACCGGTAACATGCCCGTGCGCTACGAGATTGTGAATGAGATGACCATCGCATCATCGTCCCTTTCTCAGAAACTCGCCATTGGTTCCACGACTGTAGACATCTCCGACGATCCAACATATTGGCCGAGTTTTGGGACGGTCCAGATTGATAACGAGCTGATTTCATACGCGGGAAAGTCTACGTTCCAGTTGACCGGGTGTACGCGCGCGAGCAATCTCACGTACAACATTGCAGACATTCGTCGCATTTTCACTGGTGCGGCTGAGACGACCCACTCGGCAAACACGTCGGTGACTCTCGTTTCGACCACGTGTGCACCGACACTGACGCATTGGGGTTCAGCGCTTCTCATGGATGGAAACTTCGACTCTGATCGCGGGTACTATTTCAACTACCAGTTCAACAACACGACGACGCTTTCAGTGGGCGCCAACCCGCTCGAGCTCTTCTTCCTTCGTTTGGCACCGAGCGTCAGTAACGGTATCATCGGGGATATAGGTATTCGCGACTTACTTAACCGCGCACAGTTCCTTTTGCAGCAGCTCGACGTGTCTCCTATTGGCCCCAACGGTACGGTCAACATTCAGGCTATTCTCAACCCGTCGGGTTTCGAGGCTTCGACATTCAACTGGGTTCCGATCAACTCAACCGGACAGGGTTCGCAGCCGAGTTTCACACAAGTGGCTGTGAAACCTCCAACTGGATCCTACATCATCGGCTCAGGTGAGCGTATCTTTTCGATGGTTGCCGTCGGTGGCGGAACCTCTTCAATCGATTTATCTAGTCTCAAAGAGCTCAACAATTCGCTGATTGGCGGGAGTCGCATGTTCCCCGATGGCCCCGACACGCTCATGATCATCGCCCAGGCATTCAATCAGCCAATCACAACTGCTGTCGTGAATCTCTTCTGGTCAGAGGCTCAGGCGTAAAGAACAAGAGCGAAGCTCTTGGTGGGGCGAAGCTCTTGGGTCATGGCACAAACCGCATCAGTATACTCACGAGGGCCATCATGCTCGACACGGACACGTCGTCAGACACGATGTGAATAATGGCATCGGTCGTAATAGCCTGGTGATGAATCAGCGTATCATTTACGATCGTCGGCACGAATGCCGCGACAGACGACTTGACAACATGTCGTTCGACGAATCTCGTGGTTCGTCGAACGACAGGTTCACGACCTATACGTTTCACTTGGCGAGTCGCTTTGAGCACATGAAGCGTGACACACCGTCCACTCATGTCTTACTTACGAGTTAGGTTTTTAATAACGAGCCGCGCCTTTTTAAGCGCTGTCGTCTTGTCGCCACGCTCGATTGCATTGACAAGCCCACGAGCCGGTGTGGTTGACTGCGCGTTTGCGCGAATGAGCGTCGCGAGGCGTGCCGTGTTTTTGAGCCCCTTCTCGGCACGGTTCCCAGTGAGTGGGTTTCGTGATTTGAGTGCCGGATCCTTGGTGACAAACGAGCCTGCGAGAACGACAAGAACGTTCTTGTACATCGTCTTGAGACGCTCGATCGGCATACCGAACGATCGCGAAAAGACGTGGTGGATCTGTTCGCGCGACATGCCCGGAACGTGTGCAAGCGTCGTATCGACAAAGTCGACCGGCTTGGCAACCCCCGGGAACTGGAGACCGTACGAGATGACTTGGTAGATTCGTTTACCGGTCGTCGGAAGGAGTTTGACCGGTGGTACGAAATCCTTGACTGTGATTTGAGGCCGGACGCCAAACGAACGCCCGAGCCATGTCACGAATCCCTCGAGGTGTTCGGTCATCACTTTACGCATCGCGACAACGCGCATCGCCACACCCATCTTGCTCGTCAGTCTCTTCGGGACAGCAAAGGTAAAGTCAAAGTCGGTCGTGTTGAGCACCTTGGGCGGCGCCTTGATTGCCCGAGCCTCGAGGTACAACTTGACCGCCATTCCACCACCGAGGTAGGGAATGAATCCGCCGTACGGGCGGAGGAGACGCCGCTGAGTTTTGGAGTACTCGACAAAGAGCGCCGGCAGACGCTTGATGATCTGGGCGTGCGAAACACCCGTGCGCCGTTGTACAGGTGGTGCGACGACGCGCGGCGCCGGTTTGATGGCGTGTAGGGGTCGCGAAATCATAATCTCGGAATGAAAAATACCGCCATGGAAAATGCTGGGTTTGGCAGGTGCATAGTACCCATCGTATTTTTCGGGGACGAGAAACTCGCGCGACAGTTTCTCAAACACCTGGTGATCGAGCTCACCGACACTGAGTCGCTGACCCGCTCGCGTGTTGCGAGCGCCTGGAAGGTACCCCTTTCCGCGCAGAATAACCTTGTAGGCCACGTGTTGCCGGGCGCGCGTCGTACGCACGCCGAGCGCGAGACGAAGCATCACCTTGGCGGTGGCTGACATGGGGTACTTGTCGAGCAGAAGCTTCACGTTCCTGTGTGAGAGAACAAAGAGTCTGAGTGGCTTGGTTGCCACGTACGTGTTGATCGTCGGACCGTACCCACGGGCTGTCCGAGCGGACGACGTCAGGAAAAAGTTTCGCGTGCGTCGAGGGTGCATGCCACGCGGCATACCTTTGTAGAGGCGCGCACCCTTGGGTATGACCGTCTCGTCAAATATCATCTCTACTAAGTGTAAAGAGAAAATGTCCAAGTCCGTCCAGAGGTATATTTCCCTCCTCATGGAATCGCGTACCCAAGCGCACAAGTTTCATCTGACGACCAAGTCGTTCGCGGAGCACAAGGCGCTCCAGGCGTACTATGAGGGGATCATCCCCCTGCTCGACTCGTATGCCGAGGCGTACATGGGCAAGTACGGTCGGCTCCCTCGAATCGGGGCAAACAAGCGTGTGACGCGCCCTGGCGCCAAGATGTTCTTCAAGGGTTTGCTCGCCGCCGTACGTCGCCTGCGTCTTCCGCGCGACACCTACCTGAAGAACATTCAGGATGAGGTGACTGCGCTCATTCGATCGACGCTGTACATGCTCACACTGAAATGATTTTCTACGACGAGAGTATGTCTTATAGAACGCGTCTCGAGATGGCGCAGAGAAATGCCAAGACTCTAAATTTTGTAACGGTCATCGGGCACGGAACTCTTATCAATCCATTGAACACTTCGTACCGGAACACTGCACCTAGCTTCAATGTACCAGATGGTGCGACCGTCATTTTCATATCCAAGCCAGGGTACTTTATCACATTGCGATCCCTGCATGATTCTAAAATGATGAGTCTAATGCGCTCTCGGCGGAAACTTCGTCAGCTTATAGCCGATAAACTTCCCGCAAGCGATACGCCTGCTATTATCAAGCGTGCGGGCTGGAACTGGAAACACCATATTTATACGACCGGTATGTTATGTCCGAATATGGGACTCGAGTTTTATGACACATCACCAACGTCATGGGGCAGATGGTACAATGATCAGTCTGGCGTGCGGTATCCCGGAAGAGGGGGAGCCCCGAGATACAAAGGCCGTCGGAAGTCACTAAAAACTCTTATTTCGGAAATACATCCGAAAGGGATATTCATTGTATTCGGATGCCGAGGTGATCCGGCAGAATATACTGGAACAATGGCTGCGTTTGAAGCGCGTTATGGTACATCCCGGGGGCCTTTTCCAACTATCGGTAATAGATCCGGTCGTCAAAACTACAGAGTTCCACGCACTGTGTTAACTGAGGCTGCACGGACTCGAGAAAATGAGTCCCGGCGATATCTGGGTGTGAAGCGCATACGGAATACCAGTTTCACCTTGAGAAAACTACCAAGTGGGAACACACCGCCCGCAAAGCGTCAACGCGCTAACTCAACGCCCACATCCGCAGAGCGTCCACGCGTCAACAGCGCGCGGTTTACATTTCACCCCGGGCGAACACCGACGCCGCAGCGACGTACACCCGGGACAGTTCGACGTGCACCCGGGACAGTTCGACGTACCCCTTCACCTAGGACTTAGAGAGAGTGGGAACCTATAAACAAATGGAGAAGATCATCTCGTTCAGTCTCTGGGGAACCAGGGACATTTACTTACATGGTGCTCTCGTGAATGCAAAGCAGACGGCCGAATACTTTCCCGGCTGGTCTGTGCGCATCTATCACGACGATACTGTGCCAACCGAGACTCTGACTGCACTGTCAGAGTGGCCTCACGTCACGCTCATCAAAGTGGCCGACGGATCGTACGGCATGTTTTGGCGTTTTGCGCCTCTCTTTGAGGAGGCGATTGTGCTCGTCCGCGATCTCGATTCACGCATCACGTGGCGTGATGTCAAGTGTGTCAACGAATGGCTTGCGTCCGACAAGAAGCTCCACGTCATTCGGGACCACGCCGAACACTACAAAGTGCCGATCCTCGGTGGCCTCTTTGGGTTTCGGGGACCTTTGCCCGAATACCACAAGACGATCGTCAACCTTTACGAGGGGACCCACCAATACAACATGGATCAAATCTTTTTGGCCCGACACGTCTGGACGGCATACGAACACGACTGTTTTCAGCACGGCTACCGCGAACACGCGTGGATGGCAGAGTCACGTACAGCCGATGAGCATATGGGGCGCGGTTACACGGTTGACGAGACACCCCGAACGGACCATGGTGGCTGATACTCAGGGCGATGATCCAGCTCTCGCGAGTAGGTGCGGCTCAGCTTCAATGAAGTCTTTATTTTCTAGACTAACTTTAGAGGGCAATGGCAGCGATATTCGTAGTAGGACTTTTATTGTTCCTCGTCGCGGCCGTCATCGTATACAGTGGGTTGGGTAAAATGGATCCAGCCACGGGTAGAGTGTCCCTGACATCGAACGATGAGAAGCCCGCGACGACAACGGGCTCCACAGACACGACGCCACCGCCACCCGCTCCTAGTGGAACGACGCCGCCACCCGCTCCTAGTGGAACGACAGCTCCGGCAGCCCGGCCATCAGCGCCTTCTGCTCCGAGTGGACCGACCCTCCCTGTCTCTGCAGCTGAGAGATCCGCAATGGATAAATTCAAGCAAACGGCTCCAAAACTGGTGGAGGCTCTCGCACTTGGGATGGCTAAAGATTGGGTCTTGTTGTTTGGAGCGAGCCTTGTCGCAACCGCTTCACGTGAAATTGCCGAATCTGGAGTGAAGACGGGTCTGAAACAAACGGCCAAGATCGTCTCCTCTCAAGGCGCCGACGTTGCCATGAAGTTTTTTGGATTTGCGAGTAAAGAGGCGGTTGACAAGTCGCTAAAAATGGCGGCAGGCTCTTCAGCTGAAAAGGCGGCACGGATGGCAGCCAAATCAGTTCTCGATGACGCGGTTGCCAGGGCTGGCGCTGGTATAGCTGAACCAGTCGCCAAGGCAGCGGCCGAGAAGGTTGCTCGTGAGGCAGCGATGCAGGCAGCCGAGGCGGCCGGAGAGAGGGCGGCCGCGGGCGAGATTGCTCGTGTTGCGGCGATGAAAGGCGCCAAGTCGACGGCCGAGAAGCAGACGGTCAAACTCGTCGCAAAAGTGGGACCCCGGGCAGCCGCTACAGCCGGTAAGGCGGGCGTCATGGCCGCCAAGGCGGGTAATATGCTTGCTAAAATGGTGTCCATGGGTCCAATCTCCGCATTGCTTATGGCGGTCGATATAGTTTCGCTCGCACTCGATCTTGCATGCTGCGGTGGATACTGCCAAGTAGTGGAGGCTGGTAAATATGAAAAGACGCGCGACGAATTCAAGGGGAATGTTCAAGTGTATCTGGATGACACAAACAAGGAACTCGTGGCGGCGGGCGAGGAGGTCATAACGTGGCCAATAGTTTGGGGACCTATTGACAAGCTCGATACGGCGACCCTCAATCAAAAGCTGGGCGCCAAGGTGGATGAGATTATGAACGATCCGACTCACCCAGTTATGGCGCCTCTAGTTACAAAACTCAGGGATGCAGTGGCAGCCGGCAGAGTCACAACATCCGATCAAATCAGTGCGTTTATAACGGAGAATGTAGAGTCTGCAGCCTTGGCGGAAGCCGCCAAGATGAAATTGTGCCCTGAAGTGGGAGGCAAGATTGTCGACAACAAATGGTGTTCATGGGACACCAAGGCTGCATGCGAAGGAAGCTTCAAGTGGCCTATAGGAGAAACCAACAAAACTGATCACTACGTCACGTGGGACCAAACAAAGCAGGTGTGCAACAAGGACCCACTCTCTGGGCTGATGCGTGGCGTGTGTGAAGGAACCAAGGGCAAAGACAGCGACGCCGGGTTTCCATGGGACCCTGTTAAGAACACTTGTACCATCAACGAAGCATATTGCCTGGGTAAATCTATGCAATGGGACCGGGTCGGTAATAAGTGCACATTGTCCAAGGGGCAAGAGGTGGCCGAGACGCTCTTCGGTACGACTATGGTTCGCGGGCTCAATCAGCTTTACGACGCGAAGCAGTATGAGGACTGTCCACCGGGGTCTCGACCGGCCGGTGAGATTGCTGCACTCGCCGGCGTCGGTATGGCCATGGGTGCAGCGGTCGCGTGTGTCGTATCAGTCGGCGTTGCATGCGCTGCGGCGGTCGCGGGAACGGTCGTGGGCGCTACGTATCTCGGGCAGACGATGTGCTCAACGGACAAGTGTCCCGACGGCCAGGCGCGCCAATCGGGTCTGTGTTACCCCGAGTGCAAGAAGGCGACACCCGAAGAGAAGGCGATGGGATGGGACGATTACACCGCCAAAGCGATGGACACGCCCGGGGCACAGGGTGTGATGATCCAGGGTATGTGTTATCGGTGCCCGGCCGGGTACTACAAGAGCTCACCGGGCATGTGCCAACGCAAGACGAACACGACGCTCGGCACAATGTCCATTTGCCCCAACGATTTCACAGATTCTGGTCTGTTTTGTAACGTCAAGACGCGCAACATAGGTATGGGCACAGCCAAGGCGTGTCAAAAGACGGGCCGCGGTCTTTGTCATTCCGGAAGGCCCTGGACTTGCTCTGGGGGTGTGCGCCAAGATGTCGATGGTCTCTGTTACAACCCGTGCAATACTGGCGAAGTGCGCGTACCCGGAATGCCGTACCTGTGTCGCACGGGTGGTGGCCCTCTTGTTCAAGAAAAGATCAAGATGGGTGTGTGTCCACCAGACAAGGATCGCGTCGGGGCCCAGTGCTTCAAGAAGTGTTCGGAATACGGACCAGGATGGGTGCGCACGGTTGAAGGAACGTGTGCAGCCAAGCAGTGGGGTGGGGCGGACGTGATCGCCACGGCCGGTAAAAATGAACTCTCGTATTCACGTGAGCCTCTTGGTATTTCGTACAAGGTGTTTCCTAAAAAGCGGAAGATTCCGCTAGGCAAGGGACCCAAGGGGTGTTGATCATTCCATAGGGACCTCCTTACCCTTTGAACGGAGATAGTTGTGATAATCCGTCTGGAGCTTCTTGAGGGCCTCGGTGCCTTCGTTTCCAAGCTTCTGGAGCAAGGCGAGATCGTTGTCATTTTGAGCCACCTCAAATTTCTTGCCCATTTCAACCGAAAATTCAGTTGATTTCTTGACGAAGAGAGCCTCAGCCTCCATCTCACCCAGATCACTGGGAAATGTAACATCCTCGTACTTCGATACGCTGCGCCAAAGGAAGAACAGGAGCACAATCACAACCACAACGGCGCCCAGGACCCAGTCTTTGGTCTCGAACTTCATTAGTATTGATCTACAAAATAAACTTGAAGATTATGAATCCGACGAACAAGCATAGAAGGATGATTCCGATCCACATTTTAGCATTTTCCATGTCCAGACCCAGACCTGATCCAAGGCCGCCTGCTGCGGCGCCTGCTGCAGTTCCTGCTGCAGACCCCGCCGCACCTGCTGCACCTCCTACTGCAGATCCCGCCCGTCCAGCCACTGAGGTGGTCAACGTCATATTTCCTTTCGTACCCGGGCTTGTCAATTTCTTCTCGACTTTGACGCCAATAACGGTACTGGAATATATTTTGAAAACCGCCACACTCGCGCCATCGATGGATGGGACGCAATCTGTCCCCTCTATTTTCAACGTATCCGATTTGATTGCCTCCATGTCGGGTGTGAATGTGATTTTAGCAATGTTCGTCGCTCCAAGACCGAGCACACCACCCTCTGAAGCCGCCTCGATTTTGGTGATTCCAACCTTCTTTCCGTTATTTTGCATGTACGAGTTTGCAGCGTACAATGCAGCGGCACTTGCACCTGCGCCCGCGATAACCTTTCCGGGATTCTTCTTGGCCCATGCTACAAGGCCTTCTGCGTCGTCCGCAACCTTTGCGACATCATCGCCTCCTTTCGCTCCAGCCTTGGCGCCACCAAGAGCATCATCGGCTCCCTTCGCTCCACCCTTGGCGCCACCAAGAGCATCATCGGCTCCCTTCGCTCCACCCTTGGCGCCACCAAGAAGATCATCGGCTCCCTTCCCTCCAGCCTTGACGCCACCAAGGGCATTCGCCCATGCAGATCCAGGTTTCAACTTGAAACCTGTTTTTGCTGCATTAATAACACTCGCGTCTACGTTCTTCGCCACCCTGATGGCATCGGCCAACGCCGCAAACTCATCTGCCGATCTGGCCGACGCTCTGGCGAGAGCAAGAAGCTCGTCTGAGCTTTTAGCAGCGGCACCTCCCAAGCCAGCCAGTTCATCCAGAGAGCCGAGTTTACTCATATATTACAATTGACTTGGAAAAAAAACAAGCCACATGTCGCAGCTCGTGACGTACGTTAGAGAGGACCGGCGTCTGTAGAGAAAATGAAGTACTATGTTATTCACTACCCGAAGCGCCCTGAGCGTAAAATAAACCTTCGCGCCCAGTTTGTCGAGCGCGGCATTTCGCCCGATGACGTGACGTGGATCGAGGGACTCAACAAGGATGATCACTTTTGTAAGTGGGTCAAGGCGAAGACCAAGTCGCCCATGCCGCTCGGTCAAATGGCGAGTGCCGTCAAGCAGTATTGGATCATGCGTGACCTTGTCGACAAGGGGTATGAGAGCGCAATCATCTTCGAGGATGATGTCGTGCTTGATCCCGAGTTTGATAAGCTTGACCCGTCGACGTTTCCGCGTGACGTCGGTCTCTTGCGTCTTGGCGCCGGCGTCCACGTGCTAGATGAGTCGTTTCAGCAAAATGTCAAGCCTGATGCCGTTCAGACAATCGCGATCAACAATCCGGGTGGGTGCGAGGCATTCTGGGTCACGAAGGAGTTTGCCGACGAGTACTCGTCCAAGGCAAACTTTGATTACAGCATCGACATGGCCCAACATGGATATCTCGTGAGCATGGGCAAACCCCTGTATTTGCGTTATGTCGCACACCAAACGTCGATCGGCGTGGGTGGTGATTCAACCACCGGTCAGTGTACCGGCAACTGGCGTCAGTACATCCAAAACTTTGGAACGCTAACCACGTACAAGTTTCATGATCTGATGGAGGAGTACCGGACCAAGATGACGATCATGTATCCGCGCAAGGGTCACGGACTCGCAAACACGCTCATCTACCTGACCGACTTTTACAAGGATCGGTTCGTACTGGACGGTGTGGTTCACGACTCGATTGCCGACTATGAGATGGGTCGTTGGCTCAACTTCAAGTTTCCGACGACGAGTCTGGACGGAATCAAGACTGTGTACGAGCCGAAAATCTTCATCAACCCGGGGACAATCAAGAATGTTCATGCAACCATCCGAAACCTCATCGAGCCGTCTGACGAGCTCAAGGAGGTGCTCAAGGAGCACGCCTCGATCGTCAAAGGAGTCTCGGCCGGCCTTCACGTTCGACGCGGTGCATCCGCAAAGGACTCTCGGGTCATTGTCGAGGTGGACAGTGACACGTTTGCCAATGACGCGGCGGTCGGAAGGTTCAAGTCGATTGCTGAGAACTTTGGTCCCGTCTTTCTGGCGAGCGATTCACCCGAGACGAAGCGTGAGTTTTACGGTGCTCGGACGCTCGACACGTCGATTGCTGTGGTACACGGTGCATGCCCCGCTGCACCGACCAAGGATCGCCGGAACGTCTTTGTTGATTTCTTTCTGCTGAGCATGTGCCCCAAGGTGTTTGTCACCGGTGGCAACTTTCCCAGCTGCCCGGGGATGTCCACCTTTGGCTATATGGCGGCACAATATGGTGGTGTCCCGTGGGAGATTGTCCAGAACTAAAGTCAAGAGCGCCATGTCTTGTATGACGGATCTTCACTGTTTCGATCTCGATGGGACACTCGTGAAAAGTGAGGGTTTCCACTATGAGGCGTATATGCGCGCCGGCGTTCGTGAAATTTCATACGACGAGTACACTCGGTGCGACACTGTCATGACAAGTGATCCTGTGGTGTATGCGCGCAAAAAGGCAATTTTCCTCGAGCTGATCAAAGGGTTGGAATTTATGCCTGGTATGCAAAGCGTCTGGGAAAACACACCCCACCCAAAGTGTATCGTGACGCACTCTGATCGCGAAACTTTGACGCGCATTATGGACATTTTGCCGGTGCTCAAAGATGCCGATTTGACAATTACGCGCGACGAGTGCCAACGACACAAGCCTCACCCTGATGCATACATGCGCGCCATTCGGCACTTTCCGCAGTGTCGTCGCGTCATTGGGTATGAAGACAGCTACAAGGGTTACGTGGCACTTGTGCGTTCGGGTGCACTGGCATATAAGCTCTGGCCGACGAACGATCCCGTCGGAACGATGTTTGAAAAATATCACGAAGGCCTCGAGTCGTTGAAACATACCATTCGTTCAACACTTGATGGCGTCATGCCCATCGTGACCAAGTGTACCGGGAACGTCTATTTGACTGGTATAGGCAAGTGTGGCTACGTATGTGAGAAGAGCGTCTCGACATGGCAAAGTCTCGGTATCCCGTGTCATTTCATGAACGTTCTCGATGCGTCCCATGGCGGCTTTGGTATCCTTCGACCTGGAGATGTCATCATGTACATCTCCAACTCGGGGAGGACGTCTGAACTCGTACAGTGTTCGAGCTATGTAAAAAAAGAATTCCCGGATGTGACTCAGGTGGGCTTTACGATCAAACCGGGTGGAACGCTGTGCGTCGACTATACTTTCCAGGTGGCACACGGTGTCCACGAGATTGATTCGATCAACATGGCACCAACCACCTCGTCCATGGTATTCATGGCCCTGCTCGACATTCTCGGCGTGACGATTGCCGAGTCACGGGGACTCACGGTGGCCAAGTTTCAGAGGAATCACCCGGGCGGTGAACTCGGCAAGAAGAGCGTCGCCAAGTAGAGACTGTGGAAATAGCTCGCCGTGAGTTTCGTAAAGTTGGTCTCGAGGTATTGGGGGAGGGCGAGCCAAAGCGATACCATCAAGGTGGTTCGAATCTCCCCCGGGACAAACTGTGACGTGTCAATTGACTGAATATCAAAGGTGATGTCGTCGTCCGACAATTTGTACGTGAACATGGGGTCGTTGTGGAAGGCGTCATAGCCACTGAGTCCGTAAAAAAACTTGGCCAAGTCGTACTCTTTCGGGCCGTACACCTTCTGGGATCCAAAAAACCCACGAGGATCGATACATTTAACGTCGTCGTCCGTCACGAGGATATTCCCAAAGTTGGGATCGCCGTGAATGACATGAAATGTAGATTCGGGTGGAACATATGCCTCGATGATGCGACGCAGACGAGACATTGCCTCGTCGAACGAGATGATTCGAACGCCATTGACGATGAGTCTCTTTGGGACGTGTTTGAGTATGTCTTCAATTTTAGCGCGTCGCGTGTAAATCTTAAAGACCGTCTCGCTCAAGAGCTCTTCGGTAAACTTTTGGCGCGTCACGGGAACAGTCTCAAGCCGATGGATATCCTCCAGCATCTTGTAGGCTCGGAAACGCATGGACGGCTTTGTGTACAGAGGCACATAGCCGTCGAGATACTCTGTCACGAGCGTATCCTCAGCTACGGAGACGACGCGCGGAAACGCGTGATGATCTCCGACGTGCTTGTAGAGACCGTACTCGTTTGCAAGAATGTCGCGTCCGTACTCGGTGAGTGCCGTCTTGACCATCACGTCGCCTCGACGTTCGACGCGATTGAACGATCGACAGTGGATGCTTGACGCATAGTCGTCAAGGTATTTGGGAATGTCGCCAACGTCAATCACGTCAATCTCGTAGGAAGTCAGGGGTGCTGCGAGCGTGTCGCACACGTCGATCCGACCGGGAAGTCGAGGGAACCCCTGATAGTCCGGGACGTAGTAGATACCGATGACGTTTCCGCCGCTCCCGGTCAGTTTGATTTCTCCATCCTGAATGGTGTACCGTGCATTGTTCTTGGCACACGTGAACACGACTGTGTTTTTCGTCTCGGGGAGTGAAATGTCAGACGTGGGATATAAATCACACCACGTGAAGAGCGTGTTGAGCGATCGGTGCTCGATGAGCGTATCGTCGAGCGCATCAGCCGTCCCAGCTTTGTTGTCGCACGGAAGCACGTTGTATGTGATCCCCTTGATACGACTCATGTAGACGCGCGTCAGGTTGACGTGACATGGATTGACAATGACGTTAAACTTGGTACAGTGCCGACGCCAATAGTCTACAATGTGATGGATGAGTGGTTTCCCCCTGATCTCGATGAGATGTTTCGGGACGTGGTGTGTCAATGGATAAAGGCGAGTGCCTGAACCTGCTGCGAGGATGCACACCTGCTCCATCATTCCTATGGTCTCAGCAGGTTTATCTGACAATGGTAAAACGCACAAACTCCTCTGTGTTTGGGTCGTTATTCTCCCGGACGTACCTGTGTAAAAAGGACGCCTCCTTTGTTCGAAGCTGAAGCAGTTCAGTCATCATCGAAAAACACCCGTCGTAACAGTGAAACTCCTGGGCGCGCTCGATGAGCGTACAGTAATCAAAGATTGATTCGGACCCGATCGGAAAATAGCCTCGACAGATTCGAATGACTGGACACGCCGCCGACTCGTCGACGCCGACGATGGGTGTGAATCGGCTCGGGTCCTCGTGAAGCACGATATACTTGTCGGTCCCTATATGCTTCGTGACTTTGGTATAGAACGCCTCTTCGCTCTCACGATTTCGCTCGATGCGGAACCCTGTGTGCATGAGTGATCGATCGAGACCGGCATTCACGTAGAACGAATAGCAAAAACACTTGGTCACGTTCCAATCTGGTCCGAGGAAGATGCCTGTTCTGATTGTCAGGGGTGCTTGTTTCTGCCATGCGTCGTGATCGTCGCGTACACCAACCACCGCGACATTTGGAAGGTCTCGATACATCATCTCGACGCTCGGGACGTTGTGGTGCTTTGCGTAAACTGTGATGTGCGGGTGAATATTCGCAAAGTGACGAACCAGCCCGTTACATATGAGATGATCACCAAGTCCCATGTGTGTCAGAATACCGACTGTCATATAAAACCGTGGCACGCATGTCCTTTATGTTGGTCGACTGCTTTATGTTCTACAATGAGCTCGATGTTCTCGAGTTTCGACTTTCACTGCTGGGCCCCCACGTTGATCGGTTCGTCCTCGTCGAATCGGAGGTGACCCACGCCGGAACACCCAAGGAGCTCATCTACGATCAGAACAAGGCGCGGTACGCCAAGTGGGCCGATAAGATTGTCCATGTCGTCGCACGGAACATGCCGACCGACGAGAATCCGTGGTCGCGCGAAAAGTACCAGCGACACTGTTCGCTTGACGGTCTTGACGGTGTGCCGGACGATGCAACCGTGATGATTTCCGACGTGGATGAGATTCCAAACATGAACGTTGCAAAAATTCTCAAGGGTCGTACGACGACGTGTCACATGCACATGTTTGAGTACTCGTTCAAGTACACATTCACGGGGGAGCCGTGGTTCGGTACGGTGATGACGTACGCACGCGAGTATCGGGCGCTCGGACCCAATTTCTTTCGTGATTACCGATGGCGGTTTCCGAACATTCCATATGCCGGGTGGCACCTGAGCAGCTTTGGCGACGCGAAGCACATCGACACGAAGCTTCACACGTATGCACACGCCAAGGATCCGGGTCGACACGAACACCAAACCCTGAGTGATTACGAGCGTTTCATCGAGGAGGGGTACCACCACGACGGACACACAAAGCTCATTCTGACACCGGCCGATACCGTCATGCCGCCCGGGTGGGAAACACTTTAAGGACGTGGGGTGCTCATTACCCAGTATGTTTGATCAGATTCGCGAAGAGATGATAAAAAACGCATATTTGCCGTACCTGACTCGGACGACCCATGAAGATACGCATTTGACGAGACACGTCATTGAGTGCCTCTCCAAGCCCGACTCGAGCAAACTCACGATCCCGATACTCAAGCTCGACGGCATGACGGGTTCGATGACTCGTCACTTTTATAACAACTTGTGTTCGCTCGAGACACCCGGTCGTAAGACGGAGTACCTCGAGGTGGGTACATGGAAAGGTTCGTCACTCGTATCGGCAATGTACAAGAATGGCGACACGACACATGCAACCGTCGTTGATAACTGGTCGGAGTTTAACACGTCATTCGAGCTCGATCCCGAGACGAAATTGCCCCACGATATCGACCCACGAGGTGATTTTTTGAAGAATATGGAAACGTTCGACATTAAGGGTGTTGACGTGATTGAGGCTGATTTCTTCACGGTCCCACTCAAAGCCCCGATCGACATTTACCTGTATGACGGTGCACACGCCTATGAAGACCAATACAAGGCGATTACATATGCATGGGATGCACTTGCCGATGATGCAATCATCCTGATTGATGATTGGAGCATGCAAGATGTAAAACGGGGGACGATGGATGCACTCCGCGACGTGAATGCCCACATCATTCAAACGTCCGAAGTGACCTATCCAGAGGGGATGGATTCGGTATCATCCGGGTTTTGGAACGGGATAGGCATATTTGTCATCAAGAAATGACCGTAATCATACGAAGTTCCTCATCGCACGACACGGCGTCTACGCCGCACCAGCGCGCCTTGAGTCGCAGAAGGTTTCGAATCTCGTCAATGTCAAGCCAACGTAGAAAGCGTCGCTTTCGTTCGACATTTTTGAACGGCATCTTGTCGTCGAGTAAGCCTTGACACACGGGCCACGTGACGGCTCGCAGCTCTTTGAGTTCAGCCTCGTGTGCATCGAGGCGGGGCAGAATCACTTCACGCAAAAACCGAGTACCCTCGTTGTCCCACATAAACAAAAAAGGTTGTAAAAGTTTAGATGATGAAAGCGCTATGGGATCTTTATAGCATACCCCTCAAGATGACGTATTGGCAGAAGCTTCGGTTCATTTATATGCTCGTACTCATCTTTACGCCGCGAGAACAGGCTGTCATCCCGCGATACATGCCGTATATCGAGGATGAGCCGCTGTTCATCGAGGATGACGAACCCTTGATCGAGCCGTTTGCATACACGGCGCTCAAAGTTGCCGATCTCATGGCAGGTGTTAAAGGCTTGAAGACACTTTAAGAGAGATGCTTGCGGCTATCATCACGGGTGTCGCGGGTCAAGATGGATCATACCTCGCAGAACTTTTGATCGCAAAGGGCTATATCGTGTATGGATTTGCCCGGTACTCGAGCGAGACGAAAATGGGACGTCTGTCCAATGAGGTGCTGACGCACCCAAACTTTCGACTCGTCAAGGGGGACATGACGGACTCCATGCGCATCTCGATGCTCATCAAGGAGATTTCGGATATGGTTGTGTGGGATCGGATCGAGGTGTACAACTTGGCGGCTCAGTCGCACGTCAAGGTGTCGTTCGAACAGCCCGAGTGGTCCGCAAACGTCAACTCGCTCGGGACGCTTCGTTGGCTCGAGGCGATTCGTCAGACGAACGATCCTCGGTTCCGATTCTACCAGGCGGGGACGTCCGAGATGTTTGGCAAGGTTATGGAGACGCCGCAAACTGAGACGACGCCATTCTGGCCTCGGAGTCCGTACGGCGTGTCCAAGGTGTACGCCTACTGGATCACGAAAAACTACCGCGAGTCGTACGACATGTTTGCGTGTACGGGTATTCTGTTCAACCACGAGTCTGAGCGTCGCGGTGAAGAGTTTGTGACGCGTAAGATTACCAAGGCGATCGGAGGACACAAGTTTCCGATCCGGCTTGGGAACCTGGATGCAAAGCGTGATTGGGGTCACGCGCGTGACTATGTCGAGGCGATGTGGTGCATGCTTCAGCAGCCAGAACCCACCGACTATGTGGTGTCGAGTGGCGAGACGCACTCGGTTCGTGAATTTATCGAGGAGGCGTTCAAGTGTTCTGGCATTGCCATCGAATGGGAGGGCGTGGCCGAGAAGGAGATTGGTCGGAACATTCTCACGGGTGAACCCCTGGTGATTGTCGATCCGGCATTTTACCGACCGGCTGAGGTTGATGTGCTCATCGGCGACTCGTCCAAGTTTCATATCGCAACTGGATGGACACCTACATGTACCTTTCCGGAGCTCGTCAAGTGTATGGTCAAGAACGACATGACTTAAAGTCTGCGCTGTCTGGTAAGTAAAATGGCCGAGACGATTACTGCAAAGTTCATAAAGGCGTTTGTTCCATCTGATAAGGCGCACGTGTCGTGGCTCCAGAAGATGACAATCATGGCAGAGACGTTGGGCACCCCCGACAAGCATCAACAGCTCGTCAAGGAGATCCAGGCCAATCCCATGAAGGTCAAGGTGAATGAGATTGAGGCACTCGATTGGCCTCACATTCACTTTGTGGTTGCGATGGCATATTCCAAGGCGGTTCTGATCGGCAAGGCGTACATTCCCATGTCGCCCGTCGCCGAGGAGTAACCTCACTCCTCGTCGAGCCCGATATCCTTCACAAAGCTCGGGAGGTTGTAGAGTTCGGCAATCTTGAGCGCATAGAGCTCTTCCGGTATGCCCAGCTTGATAACCTCGCCCGACATTTTGTACTTGGTCCGTGACTCTTCGATCTCGTGGAGCACGACGAGATCGAGGTATGCATCGACACAAAATACCTGGAGCGAGTCCATTGTCCATGAGCGTACCTCAATCAGACTATTTTCATGCATGGGATTGACGTTCCCGCCAAAAATACTGAATGCATTGTCCACCACGAGAACATCCGGCCACCTGTTCTCCTGTTTGACATGTCGCTCGATCATATACGCCATGAGCGTCGCATCCCCCTTGCGACGAAACGCAACCGTCGCCGTCTTGACGCGCTGATCGTCGAGACGCCATGCGAACACGTCATTTGGCCCGGAATGGAGCGTGAATAACTTGCGATTGCCGTAACTGTTTCGGGACGGTGCAAATCGAGGTGGCTTGGTCAGGGTCGCCATCTTGTTATTTTAGCGTACGATTCTTCTAAGGGCGTGCATACGGACGCTTGAGGGACCGATCGGCGACACTGTCCTCCATCTTGGACTGGGGTGCATAGCCAGAGTACGACCACGTCAACGCAACGTAGAGAGCAACGAGCCCGGCGACGAGCTTCACTGCATCCTTCATCTTGTCATGGGCTGAGAAGATTTTAATCGTCGTCCTCATCCTCGCATGCAAGCCGACTCCAAAAGCTCGGTCGGACCACACGCTTCACGGGCTCGGGTGCCACGACGGGCTCGGGTTCTGGTGCTGACTCGGGTGTCGCGACGGGCTCGGGTTCTGGTGCTGACTCGGGTGTCGCGACGGGCTCTTCCTCCTCCTTCTCGAGACGTTTCAGTTCGTATATGATATCCATGAGGCTCATTTGCTCACAGATATCATCGACGCTGCCGGATCCTCGTGCAGCCACGAGCATCTCAGCAAATGCCTTTTTTGGTTTGGTCATTTCCTTCTAGGACCGGAGATAAAACGACGTTTTCTGTGACGCATGGAGCGCCTTTGGAAAGTCTGGGTTGTTGAGAATACACTCCCTGATGAGAATCCATAGATCCTTACGTGATGAGATACCCTCAAGCGTATCCCAAATCATCGCCGTGTTTTCGTCGTGATTCTTTTTGAATGGAACCTGGGACGTTTCCATCTTGTTCTTCTCCTCGTTGAAACGCTGGATCATGTACTTTTGCTCGATGGCGGTCGTGGGGAGGTCGAGGATGTAGACGTGGTAGACACTCACGGTGTCGGCGTCAGCCTCGGTATCCCCTGGACCTTTATAGTTGGTCGTGAATCGAAAGTACGTGTACGACCCACTCTTGACATCGATGATCCCCCTGGTCTCCTCGTGAAGTTCACGGATCGCACATCGTAGGGGGTTGTATACCTCGCGTCGGCGACACCCGCCTGTGACAAACGTCCACTCCTTGTACCGGCGATCATGGACGATGAGCATGTGTGGACGATCACCGATCATCGTCACCGGGACCGCTATCGCTTTGTGCCTCTCGCGAGGG